ATATATGATATTAATAGTGAATCTCCACTCGCTTTACTTATTAACCATGTTCTGAAAACATGTCCTGATAACGTCAATATACCTTGTACATGGTCTTTATCTCTCAATATTTTTCGCGGATGCAAATAAAAAATCCAGAAACTTGTTACCAACATACCACTTGTTATTGGTAAATATGTATATGCTTGATAGCGCAACCACCATTTTGAATATTGCTTGTTTAGTATTGCTGCATCTTCGTGAAATAATACAAACGGCATTGTATCCAAGTCTATGTCATATTCTAGTTTTTGCGTACTCGCATGATGCTTATTGTGCATATTATTCCACATCGGACCACTTAATAATAACCCCAAACCCATTACTACTTTTTGTATAGTCATATCCGTATTCGCATTCCCTGTAAGTGACTTATGCCCAGCTTCGTGCTGTACCCAGCCACATCTTGCTCCAAAAACACCATAGATAATCACTGCCAATATCTTATATTGCATGCTCATTAGCCATGTACCCAGTAGAAACATGCTAAATAATTCTATCATTCTATAAGATGTATGACTTGCACTTGTTTTGAAAAAACCTCTTTCTTCCAATGTACGTCTCCATAATGCAAAATCATCCAACATTTCGGTTTTATCGGATGGGTTCGTATTCCGTTCCACAATAGGTAATTTTTTTAGAATTATCTTTGATTTTTTCGATCGACGATGCATTTCTTTGTAAACCGTTGATGCATCTTGACCAATGTAATGGTTTATAACACTACCTCCTGGATGCGTTTTTACAAACTCTGTTACATCATACCATATTCCATCAATAAAAATGAGTTTCATTTACATATTGAGAGAAATATGTTTCAAATGTTTCGATATAAAAATATAAAAGTTATTATTCATTATAATGATCATTTCAGATAAATACAAGTGCATTTTTATTCGAGTTCCAAAAACTGGATCTACAAGCGTTGAAAAAATGTTTTTAAGGTTTGATCCGGATTGTATTATTTCAGATGATAATAAACCACCATATGGCCACTTTCGTGCTTCTCAATTAAAAAAAATGGTAGGTGAAGATAAATGGAATACCTATTTTAAATTTGGATTTTTTAGAGACCCTAAAAAATGGTTCTTATCAGGGTACAATGACAATGCAAATTATAATTATCAATGTGATCAATTGAATATAATTGGGTTAGGAACGGATGGTTATTTACATAAACCTGATGATAAGGTACTGTCGGTTAACGACTGTATTACTTTTTACATAATGTTAAGGAATTGGTTTTTAGGTCCCACACAACTGACATATTTAGATGAAGATATTAATTTTATGGGCACTTTGGAAAATTTTGAAAACGATATAAAGCATATTTTCACTACTTTGAAAATAGATTGCAATTTAGATAATACTGAAAATAAGGTTTTGCATACAAATAAATCCATGTCTGAACAATTATCTTTATCCGAAGATAGTGAAAAGTTTTTAGATCTTGTTCTAGAAAAAGATATTCGTTTTTACAATAAGCTTATATCTGAGAGACTGTAAAATTATGAATACATGGATATGTATGATTTATGTATGATTTATATTACACATTGGAAATTACGGATGGATCCAATTTCTCCTTTTTTGCTTTTGTTTTTGTGTTTTCCAAAAAAATTGTCTTCTTGACATTACTCAATAGTGTTTCTATGGATTCTATTTCTTCGGTTGGATTATTCCTTTTTGCCGGTATTGACAGTAACTGATTCGTTATATGTTTTACATACTCATTTACAAACTGATTTTTCTCGCGTATTACACCTGAACTCTCTATAAAAGATAATACCATTACATTCACACTGTAACTGTCCCATGTTTTCCAGTTTTCCAATAGAGCATTTACTACCGATTTCCCTTTCTTGTTTTCAAATGTTCTCACATATTGCTTCCATTTTGATTTATATGAACCTATATTTACCGTATTCTGTAAAGCAATCGCAACTGGATTCTTATTGAAGAAAATATCGATTATTTTCTCCAATTCCGTAACTTTCACGGTTTTTGTATCCCATTTGTTGCTTTTTATTATATGCGATATGAATACAATGTCCATACACCATGGTGGGTATTTTTCGTAATCTGAAAAAAATATCGTTTTCAATCTCTCATCCGAATACAAATTTTTCATTTCAAATGACATGCCGAAATCTATTATTATAGGTACTTTCATTTGTTCGCTAAACATTACATTATTCCCTTTTAAATCGAAATGAATTATACGCATTTTTACTAATTCTTCCAATGCACACTCCAAGTATAAATGAGTATCTATAACACGCATCAGAAATGAATAATAATCTCTCTCAAAATGGCGATTAATATTACTTTCCAATGTTTCTTTTCCTACAAATCGCAGTTTAATTGATACATATTCATCTTTGATGACATCATCCTCTTTATTTATTGCTTTGCATTTTTGAATATCGCCCTTTTTTAATACCGATAATGAAACATTGCATACATTCAATGCTGGTGCAAAATACCTTTCGTGAGTTTTCTCTAGTTTCTCTGTTATCATTTTACCTATGATTGGTTCATTTTCAGTTCGAGCTTTTTTCTTCTGTATCTTTGAAATATATTTTTTACTCTCTATTGTTCCGTCACATTTTATTCCTGGTTTGAATATACAACCATATGATCCTTGTTTTATTAATTTTGACATATATATAAACCATGCACACTTTTTATTTTATTCATTTTGTTATTTATTTTTTCCTTTTTTTTGTCAACATGGTTGACAAATTTTTCATTATTTTATTTTATTTTTTTGTCAGTGATATTATTTATTTTTTCCTTTTTTTTGTCAACATGGTTGACAAATTTTTCATTATTTTATTTTATGTTTTTGTAAAGATTGCTATTTATTTTTTCCTTTTTTTGTCAACATAGTTGACAAATTTTTCATTATTTTATTTTATGTTTTTGTAAAGATTGCTATTTATTTTTTCCTTTTTTTGTCAACATAGTTGACAAATTTTTCATTATTTTATTTTATTTTTTTGTCAGTGATATTTTCTTTTTTTTGTCAACCATGTTGACAAATTTTTCATTATTTTATTTTATGTTTTTGTAAAGATTGCTATTTATTTTTTTCCTTTTTTTGTCAACATGGTTGACAAATTTTTCATTATTTTATTTTATGTTTTTGTAAAGATTGCTATTTATTTTTTCCTTTTTTTGTCAACATAGTTGACAAATTTTTAAAGAATGTGGTTGAATAATTTTATTGAATATTATAATATAATATATTTATGGTTGTTTTTATTGTTATCAGTAAAACAAATAAACCACTTTGGGATAATGATATACCTAAAACACTATATGATTTTATAAAAAAGGAATCCTCTCTCAAAACAGAAAATGAAATTCATCATTCTTCGAGACATACATTCGTTATTATTGAAGCGTTTCGATCTTTTTATGGTTACCGTTTAGAACATTGCCAATTTGCTAAACTTAAAACTGTTCCAGATTTTGTACAGTGTTTTTATGAAGTTGCTATTGTACCATCTTATCAAAGTTCTAATTACGGAGAACATATTCTTATTAATATTAATCAATGTCTGGAACAATTGAAATCGAATACAAATAATCAAATATATTATCAACTTAAACAACAATTATACAATATCTCTTTTGAGCCTGTATTTTGCTATAGACATCCAAAAGGATTCCGTTATCTTTTATAGAGGGGGCGAAGCCCCCCTTGCCTCCTGTCTTTTTCATCCTGTCTTTTTCCTCCTGTCTTTTTCCTCCTGTCTTTTTTTGTGGTGAGGGAGGGAAGGGGGCTTCGTATCCTATATTGGTTCATTTAATGCTATTTTTTTCATTTAATCTTATATATGACTGGATTTGGTTCTGCATTTGGTTCTGGATTTGGTTCTGGATTTGGTTCTGGATTTGGTTCTGGATATTCGTCTCGTTATTGGTATGGATTATGTTTGATACCTTTGCTACTTTCTTCTTTTGATACTTCTTTTACACAAGGATTTAGCCATTATATATTTCCATCCTCTATGGATTATTACTGTATGCGTGATTTATCCATGGGTGGTTCCGGACGAAAAATGAAATCGATTTCTCCACTGTACAGACCTATTACTCCTAACCAAAAAATATACTCTGAATTATTAGATTGTGACGAAAGATCTCTTGTTATTGCACTTGGTCCGGCTGGTTCAGGTAAAACTCTATTATCTTGTGCTAAAGCTATCCATTCTTTACAAAATGGTTCAATAAAGAAAATTGTCATGACCAGACCTCTTGTTAGTGTGGAAGATGAAGAAATTGGATTCTTGCCTGGTAATTTAGTTAGTAAAATGGATCCTTGGACCAGACCGATTTTTGATATTTTTTCTGAATTTTATTCCTTATCAGATCTTTCAAACTTTTTGAAATTAGGAGTCATAGAAGTTGCCCCTTTGGCTTTTATGAGGGGACGGACATTTCATAATACTTTTATTATTGCTGATGAAATGCAAAATAGTTCTCCGTCACAAATGAAAATGCTTACCACACGCATTGGTCATGGTTCCAAAATGGTGGTTACTGGTGATTTGGCACAGAGCGATACATCCTCTATTTCTAACGGTTTGAAAGATTTTGTACAAAAGTTTAATCTTCATAAGAAAAGAGTAGGTCATGAAATAGCTTTGAGAGATATTGGTATTGTAGAAATGGATGCGTCTGATATTTTACGTAGCTCCCTCGTTTCACATGTAATAGAGATTTATGATTCTATTGGTGAAAAAAATACAGATGCTTCTCTATTTCCAAAAAGTCAAATTGTCCCTTTGAGAGACGCTGGACGACCTTATCGGTTGTGATTTTTTATATGATACTATGTGATAAAATTGATTTATTTTTTGTTTCAATATAGTATCACATTATTGTTATAATTAAAATTATTATTATATAGCTGTTATATACAAATCATTGGATGGTTTGTCTTATATCCGGCTTTAAAATTGGTGGTCCGAAAAAATTATTAGAATCTCACGCAATGATTTCATCCCTCGTAAAATTCGTAAAAGAAGAAGTTACAGAAAATCAACTCAAAATATTTTCTTCTTCATCCGAGTTTGTAGAATCTGAATTAAATGAATTATCAAACACTCATTTGGACATTGATACCTTTTTGGAAGAGAGTTTCATGATTGCCGTTTTAGCTTATTTTACATGGTTATCTTTACAGTACTTTAATGACGATAAAATTACAAAATTAGAACTTATACGCGATTACAAAATTTCTCGCAAAACTATAAGAAAAGTTGTTTTTGTTTTCGCCTTTATCTTTTTACGGAATATTGATAATGCCATTTGATCATTTATCTCCGTTTATTATATTTTTGTAAATAGACTTAAATATTTATTATTTGAATATATTAGATTATAGTAGAGTATGTTGTTTTTTATTGCATTGTCCTTTGTTCCTATTGTTAGTGCTTTTGTTTTTAATGGAGGCGATACAAAACCTCTTGGGTTTTTTGATCCGTTAGGATTTTCGAAAGATAAGACCATATCTCAGACAAAATGGCTTCGTGAAGCGGAAATTAAGCATGGAAGATGGGCTATGATTGCTGCAACTGCAATTCCTTTGACTGAAACAATGAATAATAGCCCTGCGATTCATTCGCTGGACAATACAGACACTCTTGTACAGACGTCATTTATGACGATTGTTGTTGCTAGTGAATTTCAGAGTATGTTGAACGGTTGGAATACTCCTTTCAAGAAAGCGAATGAATTTTTTACTATTAAATCTGATTATAACCCTGGTGATTTTAATTTTAATATTCCCAAGTCTTTTGCTGACAAAGACGAGTCTTTTATGATTGATGCCGAATTAAACCATGGAAGACTCGCTATGATTGGTTCATTGGGTATGATTGCACAAGAACTTGTCACTGATAAAGTATTGTTTTGAAGGATTATATTTGCTGAAATTTTATGAATGAAAATATTGTTATGTTTTATTTTCCATAATAATATTTTATAAAGTGTGCTTTCTTGCATAATAACGTGATTTGGTTCTATTTGTTTTTTTTTTGGTTTTCTTGTTTTTTTTGGGGTTTTGGTTATATTGGTTCTCTTTGATTTTTTTTTGGTTTTTCGGTTGCGACGTGATTTTCTTTTACCTCCTTGTTGATGATCATTACTTCTAGCTTTATAAATATCAATCCCTACAACTCCTGGGTAATAACCTTGGGAAGTAACTAATACATATAATTTTGTTTTTTTTTCTTCGCCGTTTAATGTTGTTATCAATATTTTTTTATCAATACTTTTATATTGACCAAGTTCTGTCATTTCGTCAAGTGTTTTAACAATAGTTTCATCACCTGCATTACTTACAACTTCTTGATTCGTATATAATGTTGTTGGTGTTTTTTCTAGAGATTCCAATATATCTTTTTTTAATTCTACGCGTCCATTGCCCTTATGTGTATATAGCTGCTTTACAAGCTCATATTTTTCATTAATTATCCTTTTCTCGTTTTCTTCAATATCACTCCTTATTGAATTATATATTTCGTCAAATTTAATTGATAGTTTTGTTTTTACTTTTTCATTTATAATTTTATATATTGCTTCTAAATTTAAATTACCTGATTGTGCTTTTTCATTGAGATCATTCAATATTGTAGTTGCAGTTGATAGTAGAATGAGGCTTTTTATTTTTTTTAACATTGGATTTTTAACATTGGATTCGTATTTTTCTATTATTGATTTGTGTTTATTGTATTCTGTTATAAAAGTGTTATGATCACCTTTTTTGATAATGTTTCTTATTTCCTTTAAATAACCATTATTGATAATGCCTATTATTTCGGTTTTAGGATCTATTTCGCTGCTCATTATATACTACATATGGATATTTCTAAATGAGAAAAGTTGAGGTGTGGAAAGGGCGAACAGCCAAATCAAACGTTTTCGTGTCTTTTCCAGTGTTTCAAAATAATTCGCATCTGGGCCATTATTCAAAAACAGAGTAATTGATGTTTTCATTACTATACTAAAGGTGAATCAAATGATTTAGATATATAATTACCCCACTATACAGAATAATGTCAAATAAACTCTGTTGTGCCCACTAAACCTTACTAAACCACCAGCGCGATTCATAATAAGCACATTACTTTCACTATTTTGTGTACTGGCCATCTTGGTTACCGGACGTATATGCTCCTATATCGTGTCCAACGGCTCAGTCCTGATTTGTTAGACTGATAGTGCTAGTCTCATAAAATCGGACTTATGCAGAAATGGGTGGGATATTGAAATTTGAGTCACATTACGAACTGTTCATTTTTGCAGAAGAATTCAAAAATGAAGACTGGTTTGCATTGCTATATGATTATGATTTATTAGGTTGCTCAACATTCTGCAGTAGCTCCGATACGATTATTAAATTATCTTCTACTTGTTTGGAGAATTTTGTTGGAGTTGGTGTGTCACGTCTTTTTTTTCCATCTACAGAAAGTTCTCTCTTGCGAGATTTTTCACAACTGCGATAAAAATGTAAATTCGGATTTTGAGCGTTATTATGTGTATGTAGAGTATTTGCAATAACAGTAGAACATCTGGAATTATCACTATCTAAGCTGCTAAAACTTTCGATATTCATGAGACGTCCGCACTGTTTTTCATCTGCTTCTTTCAAACTACTATCTGTAAAGTATCCGTTGTCAAAAAAATTTATGGATACAGAGGAATCTACCGTTTGTGCTTCACTGTCAATAGACTCTGCCCTTGAGGTATAGGATAGTGAATAATCTTCACTAAAAGTACGCAACCGTTCTAAATTCAATATATCGTGCTTACCGGACATTTATTATATTTACTGAATAAAAAAAATACTGAATAACGGCCGCTTCGCGGCCGTATATGCGTACTGGTAGTGCTGGTCTCGTATTTTCGGACTTATGCAGAAATGAGTGGGATATTGTTTTATGAGTCATATCAGTCCTAAGATGCAATATGAATAAAATTGTAGTTTTAGGAAACTTAGGAGCATTAGGAAACTTAGGAGCATTAGGAAACTTAGGAGACTTAGATGTGTTAGAAAAGTTGGTACATGATTCACGTTCTCAAATATGCTGTTTTGGTTTTTAGATTTCAGAATTTTAGTTTCACATCATCTTTCATTATTTAATTCAAGCTGCAAACCTACGTATCTATAATGGCACGCACTAAACAAACCGCACGTAAATCTTTGGGGGGAAAAGCCCCCAGAAAAACTCTTGCAACTAAAGCAGCTCGTAGTTCAGCACCAACTTCAGGTGGTGTCAAGAAACCACACCGGTATCGTCCTGGAACAGTTGCACTTCGAGAAATCCGTAAGTATCAAAAATCAACCGAACTTCTCATTCGCAAGCTTCCATTTCAAAAGCTAGTGAAAGAAATTTCTCAGGACTACAAAACGGATCTTCGGTTTCAAAGTACTGCGTTGTTGGCACTTCAAGAAGCATCTGAATCTTACCTAGTTGGTCTCTTCGAAGATACCAACATGTGCGCAATTCACGCGAAGCGTATCACTATTATGCCAAAAGACATTCAGCTTGCTCGTCGTATTCGCGGAGAATCTAGATCAATGAGCTTTCACATTGTACAAAGACCATGCGGATCTGTCGCTCCAGAAATCATTCCGATTCTACCATCTAGAGAGGTGGAAGGAACAGAATCCGGAGAAACACAAGCACAAGTACAAGGAACAGAATCCGGAGAAACACAAGCACAATGATTGGTTTCAATATATGTATTATAAATCAACATTTAAAATGGGATTTTTCACTGGTATAAATAAAAAAAGGTAGTTATTTAAAGTTTAAAGTTTTGTTTTTTACAAATATACAGATATACAGTTGATTGTTTAAAATTCATTTATGCTCTTACAGCGGCTCTTCCGCGCGCGTTGCGTCTGATAGGGATCATAATAACCTCTCTTGTTACTCTATTTTCTTTTTCTACTTTATTCATCTCCTGAATCCACATCTTCCCTGCTGCGCTTATCGCGTTCAAGGTCTCCTTTGCTCTCTCCTTCACCTTCTGGTCGTGCTGTTTTTGCGCTAGTTTCGCGTCTAGCTTGGCCTGCTTCACCGCCTCTTTTTCAAGTAGCTTAATCGCTTTTGCTTCGTCTTTAGCTGCTAGTTTAGCAGCCTTGTTCTGCTCCTTATTTGTCCAGCCAACGCAGATATCGGTAGAATTAGATGTAGTGTCATTAACACATTCCTTTTTCGCTTCCTTGGCATCTAGCTTTGCTTGTTTTTCCGCCTCCTTGGCAGCTTCCTTATCTGCCTTCTTGGCATCTAGCTTGGCTTGTTTTTCCGCCTCTTTGGCATCTAGCTTGGCCTGTTTTTCCGCCTCCTTGGCATCTAGCTTGGCCTGTTTTTCCGCCTCCTTGGCATCTAGCTTGGCTTGTTTTTCCGCCTCTTTGGCATCTAGCTTGGCTTGCTTCTCCGCCTCCTTGGCAGCTTCCTTCTCTGCTTTGGCAGCTTCCTTATCTGCCTCCTTGGCATCTAGCTTGGCTTGTTTTTCCGCCTCCTTGGCATCTAGCTTGGCTTGTTTTTCCGCCTCCTTGGCATCTAGCTTGGCTTGTTTTTCCGCCTCCTTGGCATCTAGCTTGGCTTGTTTCTCCGCCTCCTTATCTGCCTGCTTGGCATCTAGCTTGGCTTGCTTCTCCTCCTCCTTGGCAGCTTTCTTCGCTTCCTTAGCAGCTTCCTTCTCTACTTTGACAGCTTCCTTATCTACCTCCTTGGCATCTAGCTTGGCTTTCTTCTCCTCCTCCTTGATAGTTTTCTTCTCCTCTTTAGCAGCTTCCTTCTCTAGTCTCTTTGCTTCATTAACGGCTTCTTTATCTGCTTTCTTCGCCTCCTTAGCAGCTTCCTTCTGTAGTCTCTTTGCCTCAAGAGCCTCTCCCATTCGGCGTTGTCTTTCAACTTGAGTCATAGATGACATTCTCGTTAAAATAGCGTTGTAAATACTTGATGAGTTTGAAATTAGTTTGAGTAGATTGAGTTTAGGGCACTATGAGTGCTAGATGCAAAACTGATTCTGATGTATCATAAGTCAATTTTGTAACGCATATACGAATAGAGTTTTAGAGTTTCCTGATAGATCCGTATGTGTGTGTTTGATGAAAATGGATTCGTATATGCTTTGCAAAATTGATGTGTGAGCCATCAGAATCAGTTTTGCATCTAGCACTGATAGTGCCTATTAATAAAATTTCAAATACAATCAATCTACTAACAAATATAACCTCGCTTAAATTAAAATGTCAAACTGTATAATATGTGACGAGTCAATGGAAAAGCAAAAACATACCCCAGTGACATGTCTCTGTGGCTTTAAGGCATGTCGCGTTTGCTGTTCAACTTATATTTTAGATCAGACAGTAGCAAAGTGTATGAATAATGACTGTAAAATAGAGTGGTCTCGTAAATTTATGGTGGAAAATTTTACTAAATGCTTTTTAAGCGATAAATGGAAAAAAAATGCGGAAAAAGTTCTTTTTGACAAGGAGAAAGCTCTCTTACCGGCAACCCAAGGAGTTATTGAACAGCGAAAAGAAATAAATGATAAAAAAGTCGAGTTGGAAGATTTGAACCGCGAACTAAGAAATTTGAAAGCTCGTCGAGATCATCTGGAACAAGTGATCCAATCCGGTTGTGGAATAACTCGAACAAATCGTCATTTCGTACGTGCGTGTCCATCTGAAGACTGTAGAGGGTTCCTATCTTCACAGTGGAAATGCGGTCTTTGCAGTAAATCCACTTGTCGAGAATGCCACGTAGTGATTGATGGCAATCCAGAAGACCATGTATGCAATAAAGATGACGTGGAGACAGCAAAACTGCTTGACAAAGATACAAAACCTTGTCCAAAATGCGCAATCGGTATTTTCAAGATTGAGGGTTGTGACCAAATGTGGTGTGTCCAGTGTCACACAGCATTCTCCTGGAGGACAGGACATATTCAGACCAACATCCATAACCCTCATTATTATGAGTACATGAGACGTAACGGAGGTGATGCTCCTAGAACTGTAGGTGACAACTTTGTTTGTGGAGAAGAGATAACTCATGGGTTTGTCAGTGACTTCGGTAGATTATTGCGTAGCCTTAAACTTGATATGAAATTTAAGACAGTAATCTCTAACATTGTCCAATCTATATTGCATCTGCGAACACAAGCTGGTACTTATCAGGTGAATGCAGTAGAGGATAATTTGGAACTTCGTGTAGATTATCTTAATAAGTTGATTGATGATAATGAATTCAGGATGAAAATCCAACGTAAAAGCAAGTTGCATGAGAAGAAACATGAGATTGGATTGATCTTAGATCTATTCATACGCACTACAACTGAGATCTTACTGAGAATGGGAAGAGAACTTCAAGTAGCATATAACAGTAGATATACCGAAAATCCGATGCGCTTGAATAAAACCATTGAAGAATATCTAAAAGAAGTAGAAGGAATCCGCGAGTACGCAAACGACTGTCTCAAAGATATTTCAACTGCGTTTATGTGCAAGAGAAAAGAGATTCACTTCTACACTTGCGATAGAGGTCGCCCTTCCGGAACAGGTGTTGTGACTGGATGCATTATCTACTCACGTGATGTTCTGTGCAAAGCACTGTAAGTTATTGTATAATAAATTTTTAGATTATTTTTATAGAAATCGTCCTAGTTTTAGTGAAATATTAATATGTATAATTTTATTAACTCTTAAATAAACTCCTTTTTTTCTGAAAAACGGTACCGTATGTGCTTTGCAAAATTGATATTGTATGCCAATAAATCAGTTTTGCATCCTGCACATAAAGTGCCCTTTCCCAATTTCTATTTATATTTTCACCCTTCATTATCAGATCATAAACCGTCAATGGAAGTCAGACCAACAGTAATGGAACAACCAAGACCACAACGCAGATGTAGTTCTTGTAATACGGCAGGTCATACTTGTAGAAACTGTCCATACAAGGAACTCCGAAAAGAGTTTGTATTAAAGTCATTTATTTATATCACAAAAACAGTTGGTGTTGTATATCTACCATATTTAGTTAGAGGATTATTCCTGGAATCTCTGAATGCTCTGTTTGCAACTCTACGTCCGTTTATGATTGATATGCCTACTGATGTCACACAAGCGGATGAGAGTACCAAACAAGGCAAGGTTGTCAGAGTAATACAAGTGATTAGTGACAACTTTGATGCAATGCTTGCGAATGTGACTGAAGATGCATTAGGAGACTTTGAAGATAGACCATTGAGTTCGAGTCCTCTTGTCAGCAAGAGAATATTTACAATGAATACTGCTACACGTCTTGTGCGAAATCCTCAGATCAATGTACATAATGATGACATTCCGTACATTGCATACATGGCATTAGGTGTTGGTGAAGGTATAGGAGTTAATCGTCGTCTAGAAAATGATTTTGATCGCGCAGTAGATTATCCTAGGGAAACAGAAGACGTTACGCATATTACTATAAGAATTTCGCATTTTGAAACCAAAGAGGAGAATTGTCCAATTTGTTTTGAACCTATGGAGGGCAATGCTGTAAATCCTATATGTGGTCACAGTATATGCAGTGATTGTATGATGACGTCACTAAAAACTATGAACGGACGAAAATGCTGTATGTGTCGTGCGCAAATGTCTGATTTCACTTTTCTAAACGAAGAAACGTTCGAACGGTTCAGAATTGCTATACAAACCCCATAAAAATATAGTAGTTAATGTTAAATATGTGTATTTATATTGTATATAGTGTAGTATATGTATAATAGTGTATAGAAGGTCTTTGACCTTTTTTACTGCGTATTTATTGATATGCAGAAATGGGTGGGATATTGATAAACCGGTGACATTGGGGGGGCGAAGCCCCCCTCTTAATAAGTTATTATCTAGGAGTGAGGGGGCTTCGCCCCCCTTAACCGTTTGTGCATTTCAAAATTGATATTAGATATCAATAATGAGTTTTGCATACTGCACGAAAGTGCCTATAACAATATAACTATAAATTGCCAACAATAACAAACTATGACCACAGTTACCGCACAAACCAGTTTCAACCTCTTCACCTCTTTGCCACAGGACTTGATCCGCACCATTTGTGTTGAATGGGATACCACTTACAGGTACGTTTTCTCTACTGAGAAATTCAAACAAGAAATCATGGAAGGATATTTGAACCAGAAAAGAATACTGAAGAAAATGAGCAGAGAAATTTATGACGGTTTGGATATCTTTATAGATGATGAATTGGTTTTTGGAAATCGTTTTATACATCTCAATTTGTACGAAGAAGACAATGTGTATCACTTCACACACCAAACAGAGGGAATGACTCAAGACGAGATTGATGCACTTCCGACTAGTACCACTTCTCTCAATCTTGAAAAAGATACTGTTATTTACTTTTCACAATTCAAGGATGTTCTAAGATGGGCTATTATACCCAAGAGCTTTGAAAATAAAGCACATGCTTATTTCAAGCGTCGTGAAGCAGAACAAGGATATATATTTGACGGTATGTGCACTCTTGAGTTTAAGGAACAACTAGAACCAGGTAGAAGTAGTTATTATACTCGTGTTGGGAAGATTAAACCGGTTGCAATGGCAAATATTTCCCACATTGGTTGGGAAGATAATTTTAATTATAGTAACAGCATGATTGAATTCAGTGATGCGATTACTGTGAAAAGACTTCGTCGTATGTCTGAAAGTAAATTTATATCTCTAATAAAAAATAATTCAGAAAGAGAATTCATTGTTTGGATCTAAGTTGAGAGAACATAGTAAATAATCTACTGTGTATAATATACTGTATATAGTGTCAATAATGTCAATAATGTAATATAGTGTATATAGGAAAGAGGGTACAAGTCCCTTTTTTATTGATATGCAGAAATGGGTGGGATATCAATAAACCGGTTACATTTGGGGGGCGAAGCCCCCTCCTAAATGATTATTATCTCATGGGTATGATTATTATTTTTTTCTCCTTGATCTTTTACCAGATTTTCTTTTTTTTCTGCTTTTTTTGGATTTTTTTTTAATGCTGCGTTTTGATTTTCGTTTTCCTCCTGGCATACCTGTGATATGTTGTAGTGGTGCAATAGAACTATTAGGATTTGGATTTGGATATGGATTTGGATTTGGATTTAGATTTAGATATTGTTGACTAGATGGTACTTGATTCATTATACAATACCAATAGAAAAATCCTAAATGTGCATGAGGAGGTTAAGGGGGACTTCGTCCCCCTGTATATGCGTTGCAAAATTGATCTGAAATCGAGCAGGTTCAGTTTTGCATCAAGCACTGACAGTGCCAATAAATAAATTTCTAATCTATTCCAAGTTGTAGCTGTAAAGAATGTCCGAAGCAAACCATCGTCGTTGCGGTGCGTGCAAAGAGGTAGGTCATACCAGTGGATCTTGTCCGTACAAGATACTCCGTACTGAGTTTGTATATAAAAATGTGATTAGTGTAATAAAATGTTTTCCAATAACCCATTATGCCGGTTCAATTCACGGAATAATAAAAGGTATGTTGGTAGAATCCGTAAATATATTTTATGAACAACTTCTGCCACTTCTTCAAGAACGAGAAGAAAGATGGCTGAACATTCCAAGAATATCATCTTATTCATCGACAACAAAAACTGGTAAGATATTAAGAATTATTGAATTATTTGAGGAGAGTTATGAATATATTGTAAATAGTGTGTCGCAAAGGGAATTTGATGATTTTTACCAAAGTCTTGCATACGAGAATCCGTATGTGCGTCAGCCGATATTTACGGCAAGTACCGCTAGGCATTTTACTTGGAATTTATTTGAAACAGGTAGATTTGGTCGTCCGCACTCAAGTGTAATAGGTCATGTTCCTTATCAACTTCGTAGAGTACTAGAACATGGTTCCGTGATAAACTTAACGAATGTGCCGGTTCAAAGAAGACAGAGGAGAACTGACTGTATAAAAATGGTTACAAAGGTTTGTCATTTTATTCCAAAGGAAACTGAATGTCCGATCTGCTTTGATTGTATGGAAGGGAATGCGGTAAAACTGGATTGCAATCATACTATTTGTAGTGGTTGTCTGGCAATGTCAATAAAGGCTACTAAAAAGACACCAGATTGTTGCCTTTGTCGATCAAAATCAAAGACGTTTCATTTCCGAAACAAGTGTGCTTTGGAAGAATTCAAGAATCTGGTTTGTTAGGACTAGTTAGAGTGTATCTGTATATTTGTCTTATTTGTCTTATTTGTAAATACAATTTATTCTCTCAAAAAAATAAAAACTTACTCCTTTTTTCTTTATCAATTGCCGTGCGTTGCACGGCCGAAATATCCGCCAACGGCGGATAAATCTATTCTCTTTGATCTTTTTTTATAAAATTGAAATTCATAAAATCTATGTACAATATATTATTTAATACATTATTTAATACATTCATTCAACATGGGACGAAAAAACGTACAAGGTGGTAATAAAACAAAGGGTATGGCTAGGAATAGAAACTCAGATAATGACCATCTTATTACTATTACTTCTGAAGAACAAGAATATGCTATTGTCACTTCTGTTAGTGGAAATGGAAGATTTAGAGTTTCCACTCCGGACAAGAAAATATATATTGCCATTCTTCCTGGCTCCATGAGAGGGTCCAAAAAAAGAAACTTTTACGTTGCTCTTCATTCTATTATTCTTATTAACAATAGATCCTCTTTTCAGACTCTAAAACATTTAGCTCATGTTGATATCATTCACGTTTATTCTCAAAATCACATTGACTCTATTGGCCTTTCTTCTTTATTTTCGAACAATCATAATTTTCCTACTGACTTTCATTTTCAAAATGATAACCTTTCACATATTCAACATCTTTCTCTACCTCATATTGATTCTTCATTAAATATTGACATCATTTAGTGGCTCATCATTTACTTCTTTTTTTTTAATAAAATTCAACATGAAAATCTATTATTTAAAGACAGTGCGAAACCTAATATAATAAAAATAATGTAAAATTGATTTTATTGCATCTATAAAGTTTAACAAATAACAAATAAAATGGACCAGTCAGATTGTATTATATGCATAAGTAAAACTTCTTATAGAAATCCAAATATAAAGTGTCAATATTGTGATTTTGTCTGTTGTAGAAATTGCTGTGAGACTTATATTATAGATCAAAAATCGACTAAATGCATGGATAACTCTTGTAAAAAAGAATGGACAAGAAAATTTTTAGTTGATAATTTCACAAAAACATTTCAAGATAAATGGAAAAAAACAAAAGAAGAAGTTCTATACGACAATGAAGTTGCTTTATTACCGGCTACCCAATCAATTGCTCAACAAAGACAAACCATAAATAATATTAAGCAAGAAATAAGAGACAATAACGAAATGATTTATAAACTTCGTAGAATAAATAATGAAAACCAAAACAAAATATATAGATTAGACCGCATAGGCGAATCAATAAACAATGAGAGGCGAGTATTTACTCGACCTTGTCCTCAAGAAGAATGCCGAGGTTACTTGAGTACTCAATGGAAATGCGGTACCTGTGAAAAATGGACATGTTCAAAATGTCACTGTATAAAAGGTGATCGATATGATTCACCACATGTCTGCGATCCAAATAATGTTGAAACAGCAAAACTTCTGAATTCAGATACAAAACCTTGTCCTAAATGTTCAACCGGAATATATAAAATAGATGGATGTGATCAAATGTGGTGCACTCAATGTCACACTGGATTTAGCTGGAGAACTGGAGCTATACAAAATAACATACATAATCCTCATTACTTTGAATGGGCGAGAAGATGTAATAATGGTTTAATGGATAGAAACATTGGAGATATTCAATGTGGTAGAGAACTGACACACAGATCTGTAAATACATTTGAAACCAATGTATTGGAATCAATATTTCCAAAACTTACTCGCGGCAATGAACCAATTGAACTTAAAAATTCAATGCGTATTATGAAACGTATTATCATTGCAATTATCCACCTGCGACACGAAGATTTACCTTTATATGAAGTTCCACAACATGAAAATAATTTAGAACTTAGAGTCAGGTATCTCCAACACAACATTTCGAAACAAGATTTTAAGATAAAATTACAACAAGCCAATAAAAAACACGAAAAAAAAAGAGAAATTGGTCAAATATTAGACATGTATATACAATCAACAACTGATATTATCATAAGAGCACAAGAACATTTTTCCAACAATACATACAGGAATGCTCATGTTGAAACGACCATGATTAATGATATAAATAATTACATAGAAGAAGTGAATAAATTAAACGCTTACGTGAATATATGTCTCAAAACAATATTTAAAACATATGGCTCTAAATGCAAACAAATTTACATGGTCAATGATGGTCACGATCATATTCTCAGATAATGTTGAAAAATAGAAAATATCGTTTATTTCATTATATATATATTTTTTTAAAATATATATGACAGTTATTCCATTAGACCTTCAAAAATACATTTTATCTTATTTAACACCATTAAAAGAATATTTTCCCTATCAACCCTATACACATAATGCTTTAAATTTCTACCATCCAAAAAAACATATTTTTGATATTCAAAAAAAAGGGAAATGTATATGTAAGACAAATAAAGGAAAACGTTGTAAAAAAACAGTAAATTACTCGAAAAATTTAGTTTGTCCAATACATCAAAAAGATAACTTTATAGAAGAAATTATCAATACTAATTATTGCAATTGATATTATCATTTTACTACAAAATACGTGATTTGTTTCAACATAATTTCAACATTATATCTATCTAGTTTATCAGTATTTAACTGGTAAAAAAGATCTGTAGAATCAGCTATATTTTTATTATGTCTTGAATTTCTATCCTTAACAATATATATAATTCCATTTTTTTTCATAATAGGTAAAACACTGATTAATTCGCAAAGAGAACCTTCATATGTTGGATCACCATCAACTGTAAACCAGTCAATTCCATCATGGAATTCATTTCTCAAAATTTTACTTCTGAATAAATCACTTGATCTCATTTCATAGCTTTTAAAATATGGAAAAAAATCATGAAATATTTTCCTGAAATCATTACTTACCGGACAGTAAAGACTGTAATTTTTATCGCAGTTCACATATTTTTGAATTGGTAATTCTCGACACGACTGAATTACAGTAGCAGTGGTTCTTCCACTTCCAAACCCTGTTTCTAAAATATTTTGCGGTTTATACTCTCTAACAAGATTTGACATTTGAATAACTTGTTCTCCTTCGATAAAAATATCACCAAAGTGTATGTTGAAAAAATTACTACCTGTTACTCGACACGCAGGAAAATGAATTCCTGTGCGATTCCTTGATAGACAAATTACTTGTTCGACTGATACATTTTTAGTATCGTCGTTAAAAAAACCCATTTTCTTAAAAAGTAGGCTAAAAACTGATTGATCATGACGATGTTCATTATAATCATCTCTATTCTGGGATAAACTTGGTTTATCATTTATCATGTGATAATTACAACATATTCTGTACCATTCATTTACAAATCTTACGGTTGTTTCATTTTTCACTATGATAAAGGATGTAGCTTGTAATTGCTCAGCAGCAAAATAGGGATGATCTAACATTCCTAAATGTAAAACTAAATCCATTTTGTTCATATTTTTATCATAATTACAAGTTGATGCAATAATATTGTGCACTGAAAGTTTCTCAAGTAATTTTTTATATTCATCTTTGGGTATTTCACAATGAAGATCAAACTCACAACCGGAGTCAGCATAAAAAAGAACATCACCGTCATACATCCCTTCTAATTCTTTCAATACTAGATACGGTTTCCATATTCCATATCCATACATTCTAGGGTTATTAGAAATAAAATCTCCATGATAAGGCCAAAAATCACTCATTATCTTTAGATCTGCATCTGTATAAGAAACTATTTCATCAAATATTTCCGTTTTTTCAGCTTGAGAAATTAATCTCTCAGATGCTTCTATAAATTTTTTACCTGCTCCAAAAGTAAAAAAACGATTCATTTATTTATATTAGTAAAATATGTTTAATATTCATATTCACTTTTTTAAACTTTAAATATATATATTTTGTATATGAAAACGATAAAATATAACATTAAAATTATAGGATTGATCATAATGATTGTTTCGTTTAGTTTTATCTACATATTACTTGACAATAGTCATTTTGAAGGAATAAATCCTGTACAAGATAAAATGAAAGAAGTAATTTTAGAAAAAGAAGTAAAAGAAAATTTTAACATTGAAAAGGATAAAATGAAAAAAAATATTGAAGAAGTAGTTAAAAGTGATGACGAGAAACTAAAAAAACCATCAATATTTCAAAATTTATTTGATAGAATGTATTTTAGCATTATAACTGCATGTTTGTTAGGTTACGGTGATATATATCCAGCAACAAATACATTGAAAGTTCTTACGTCCGTGCAAAGTTTTCTCACTGTATGTTTAATTTTATACTAATTTAAAAGAAGAGAATTATTATTATCCATTGTCATCACTAATGATGTAGTATAAAATCTTACAACTTCTCCCTTCATTTCTCGTAGCGTAATAAACATATTGTTTTTCACTGTTACCATTCTTTCAAACACTCTAGGTATCCAAAACTTTTTAGGAGTTGATATTTCGTAATATACTTGAGTTTGTCTTTCTCCCTCTATTTCTTCACTATTAAAAATAATAGTCTTGTAAATATTATTAATACAATTGTATTTATCGTTAAGTATATTAATTTTAAATTTATATCCATATTTTTTATCATACATTAACGCGATTTCACTTCCATTGTATTCCATTATATAATTAATTAGTTCCATAGGGATCCACATCTTTATATACGATGACGCATATTTAATTATTGTATTCATAACACTCTAAAACCCTTGCCGATGCTTCTGTAATATTCCCACTCCATTTAGGTAACCAATAATAGGGAATCGTTTTATTTTGATTTTTATAGTGTTTATTGAATATTTCTCTAAACCAAAGACTTTCTTTAGACAAGGGAGGATTTTCCCTGTATTTTTTGCAACTTTCAAGAAATTCTTCATCAGAAAAAATATTTTCTACATACTCTTGAATTATTTGAAACCACCCTTTTTTCACACCAGATACTCCATCTGACATTCCTTCTTTTATTCTCCATAATACTTCTTTTGGAAGAAAATTATCGAAATCGAATGCCTTTCTCAGTAAATACTTTTCATATTTATTTACATAACCTGGAATTTTCATTTTAGGATCAATGCGCATGTAATAATTTAAAAATGATTTATCTAGAAAAGGCACTCTAACTTCTAATCCAGCGCCAGCAGTAGAACGGTCACATCTCAATACATCAAAATAAATTAAATCCCCAATTAAACGCTCGCATTCTTCCTTGAATTCTTTAGGTCCTGGAGAATTGCGAAAATACATGTAACTTCCAGATGCTTCATCCGCTCCCTCACCGCTAAATATTACAGTAACGTCCGTATTTTTTTTTATGAACTTTGACAATAAAAACATGGGAGTACTTGCTCGTACAGTAGTAGTATCCCATGAACCAATTTGCTCAATTGTATCTTCTATAGCACCTAACATTTCTTTTTCGGTTAATACTAATTCATGATGATCTGTACCAAGATGATCGGCAACCATTTTTGCATACTTCAAGTCCACACTTCCCTCTAATCCCACAGAAAACGTTTTTAGCTGTCCTTTAACGAATCTTTGTGAAACAAGAGCAGTTATAATGCTGCTATCAAGACCCCCTGAAAGCAAACAACCGATTGGTCTATCAGATAATAATCGTTTTTCTACTGCGTCTGTAAGGTATTTTCTTATGTTGCTTGTTATGATAGTTTCTGTATCATTACTATCATTCAACTGATCATAAACATGGCTATAATACCTTATTGGTTTTGAATCGTTTATTTCTGAAAAATGCCCAGATGGGAATTGTTTTATTTCTTGATCACATATATTAGAGATTCCTTTTAATTCACTACATATATAAATATTCCCAACTGTATCCTTACCATAATACATAGGACGAACGCCTATAGGATCTCTAGCAATATAGACCTTATTGATATTATCATCTACAATTACAAAAGAAAATACACCATCTAACTCATTTACTGTTCGTTGAATGCCAAATGTTTTATACATATGAACAATCACTTCGCAATCACTTGACGATTTAATTTCAAAATTATATTTAATCGCTAATGATTTCCAGTTATATATTTCACCATTACAAATCGCTGTAACTTTTGTGTCGGATGGATGAGAGATAGGTTGATTACCGCTATCACTAAGGTCATTAATCGCTAATCTATGGAACACAAGGTATTTTGTATTGCCTATCAATTTAACCACTGTTTTATCAGGACCTCTAGACCGTATCAACATTGCGTTATCATACAATTTCTTTTTTGTTTCTTCATCTATCTTATCATTACTAATATACGCAAAAATACCACACATTTACTTTATATTACGAATATGAAGTAAGCTTTAAATCATTTTATTTTTATACTCTTGTCATAATCAACAAACTTTGTTTTTTATCTTTGATCATATCTTCACTATAAGATATGTTTTTTATATCACCAAAACCGATTTGTAAAGCAATATCAATAATTTCCTCTTTGGATATCATTAACCATAGTTTTTCGTTTTGACGCGTATATTTATCAGTGGTGAATGTTTCTATTTGTCTTAAATTATTATCTTCTATATTTTTGAATTCGTTTTTATATGTATATGCGCTCATCTTAATTACTGTATTTGTGACTTTATTATTATTGTCAATCTCATACATTGCAGATTTAGGCACTATTTTGTTAAAACTGTTGTCTTCTACAACATGTATTATTAACTTTCCGCCTTTTTTGAGCCAAAAATAGCAGTATTCGAGTAACTTTTTTTTATCATCTATTTCATAAATCGTAAAATGTGTACACAGTATTTGACTAAATGTTTCAGAATCAAACTTCATTGAATCATTCAAAACATCACAATGAAATACTTCAATATTATTATCCATTTTTTTGCATTTTTCGTACATATGGATAGAATTTTCTATTCCAAAAACTTTATATCCATTTTCTGATAGCTTCCTCGTTAAATAACCAGATCCACATCCAATATCTAATATGACACTTGAATCGTTCAACTTTGTATGTTCCTTTAAAATCGCAAAATCACTTTCACTATACTGATCAGTTTTGAATAAGTCATCATATTTATCAACATAAAATTCGTCATAAATATCTTTATTTTCTTTAAGTACAAATGGATGTTCTTGAGAGAATGCTTCACATTCTTTTTTCTTGTTAAAATAATTTCGGTATAATACAATAAAAAATAGTATCAGTATAATAAACATGCAAACATGCAATACATACTTTCTACGAATGTACCAAAACATATATATAATAAACCGGAATAAAAAGTCATTTATAACCCTCTAAGCTGAGTTCTCGTATGATTATTAAAAACATTATTACCAATATTTAATTGTTTTACTGAACCCTCTCTAAAAGTATTGAATGATTCATTGTAAAATAAAGATGGATGAGGATTTGGTCCAGGTTTTGAAACTACATTTACCTTGTACAATTCGCTGTTACTATTTGGTACATATTCCCTTTGAATGCAACCTTTTTGTAAAGCTACTGTTTGATTTCTTAATCCACTTTCCAAATCAACGTTACTAAAATATCCTCTAGGTGGTCCATTCTGCGTACCTGGATTGAAATTTCCTTGAACGTCATGTACTTCATATGGCTTTATTTCTTCTGTAAATGGCGCTCTCCTATCAATAACAGGAAATCTACTATACTTTGACAATACTGGACGACTACTAAAATTAGGTGCTAAAGGTTTGTCTGAAAATTGTCTGCTTTGAATACGATCATTCAATTCATCTACTCTCTCGTTTTGTCCATAAAATACTCCTATTGGCACTCCATAAAGTTTTTCCATTTATCTATACCTTTAAACTCTAAAAAAATGTTTGCATTCTATAAAACAACAATCCATACAAAATAAATAAAGTATTTTAGGCGATAATTATATATGACAGAAGTTTGCAATCGCCCAATATGGTTACATGAGAGACAACTCGGAAAAGGAGAAAAATGCAAACTTGCTAAAAATGATTTGAAGAATGTTACCGAGTACAAAAGAATGAAAGAATTAAAAGACTCTGGTCGCATTTTTTCGTCTAATGACGAGGCATTTCAATATATTGATACTCTCATGTCAAGAAACGAAACAAATATACTAGGTGAGAGAATGTCAAACAAATTAAATTACATTTACGTAATAAGTAAAGAAATTGCAGGAAATACTTACATTAAAGTAGGCAAATCTGAAAAACCAAATTTAAGTCGAATAACAGGAGCTCAGACATTTTTGATACCTGGCTTGAACAAAGACGCTGGATTTTTAGTTCATTATTTTTATTTTTACAAAAACGAGATAATAGGCACTACTGACGACCCCATAAACCACCATATAGAACAGCGTTTGCATTTCATATTACGCAACTATTTTAAAGCATCAAATATTAGGTTTGGTACTGACATACCAAGTGAATGGTACATGGTACCGAAAGATGATATAATTTTTTTTTGTGGTTTTATATTTGATATTATCTCATTGTTCTCTCATAATAGCGAACATAGCGCTTATAAACTATCGCCAAAATATATATGGAAGTTCAGTAATAATAATCCTCCATTATTGCAAGTAAAAATTGCATCAAAAGACAAAACCTTAAATCGCCTAAAGAAAGACAAAAGATACAACAAGATATTAGAGATTCTTGAAAATATGGGTTTACGCGAGGCCCCTTCATTTGATGAAGGCACCATACAAATAGAGGAAATGGAATTAGGAGTAGAAAAATCAAAGGGATCTAAAGAATACTTTCAGCGCGAATTTTTCAAAGAAGGTGTCATTGTCGATAAAACAGATACTAACGAATATGGTAGAATTTTACATTTTCCTAAAGATTCCAATAATAAATATATTATTACTTCTATCAAGAAAAACACATTGAAGTTTGGATTAGGACAACC